GTTTGCCACCGCTTCCACCACCGCGTCCAGCGCCGAGCCGACAAACAGCACCCCCAGCATCACGGTCGAAGGCCCAACGGGCACCTTGTAGAACTTCACTTGATCCTCCCCATCTTCTTCAGGATCTTCTTCGCGGACTCGACGCCAAAACCGGCCTTGCGCAGGCGCTGGTACACCGACAGCTTCTTGGGCTTCACCGGGTACCCGGGCTGCGGCTTGGGCGGGTTGTCGGTAATCACGCGGTACAGCGCGTTACCGGGGCAGCTTGTCGAGAACCCGTCACGGTGGCCCTTGTAGCCGCCTGCCTTGAGGTACGCCCTCAGCCAGCCAAGCGATTCCACAGCGGCAGCAGTGGGCGCGTGCGTGTCGTACGAACCGGCAAACGACACCGACGGCTCGGAGTTGTGCCCGGGGCAGTGCGCACCAACCACGCCGTAGCCACGCCCCTCGTAAATACGCCCGCTGGGCATAATCACGTAGTGGTAGCCAATGTCGCTCCAGCCGCGCGTGTTCTGGTGAAAGCTCTGGATACCGCGCATCACCGCACCCTCGGTGTCGATTGACGCCTGCGCGGACGGCTCTGTGCCCTCGGTGTGGTGCACCCACAGCGTAACGCCGGTACGCCAGCTGGCGTGCTGCGGGGTGTTACGCGGTGGAGCTGCTGCCCACGCCTTACGGGGGATAATTCGACTCACGAGTTCTCCTAGTTGCTGTTAAGCAGAACCAACAGAATTGTAGGTACGGAACCGGCAATAAAAGCGCTAAGAAGCCGGATCCACTCTGCTCGCAGCAGTGTGTTGTTTGTCTTGCTGCTGGTGGTCTGCTGCTCCAAAACGCTGGCAAGGCGGTCGAGGCGGCCGTAGAGCTGCTCAAACTGCTTTTCCACGCGTGCGAGATCGCGCTCGTACACGTGCCAGTCGACGTAATTGTTTGCGGGGATTGTGCTTGCCAACGGTTCCTACCCGGGTCGTCTGATTGCTACGTAGTTACTGCGGAGGCCCACGATCTGGACCTTGCCGCCCGTTTGGGGCGCCTCGATAACCTTGCCGTTGCCGAGGTACATCTGCACGTGGCCGGGGTGCGGGAACAACAGGTCACCCGGCTGCGCGTTCTTGATTCCCGCAACTGGGCGGCCGACCTTGATCTGGTCGTACGTCACACGCGGAAGCTTCACGCCCGCCTTGGCCCACGCGTACTGAACAAGCGACGAGCAGTCAAAGCCGACGGTGTTTGCTCCGCGCTCAATACCGCGCGTCGGGCCGGAGGTTGATCCGCCACCCCAGCTGTACGGCGTTCCGATCCACTGCTCGGCGGACTTAATGGCCACACCGGCGCCGCGTGCAGCACCGAGACCAAGCGCCGCGTCAGTCGGAACTGCGCCGCTGCCGACCTGTCGCACAGTTTCGGTTGCCGCTGCCTGACCTTGCGCAAGGTTCTTGAGCAGCGCGCCCTTAATTGCGGCAAACTGGCTGTCGTCGCGCTGGTACGTCCGGTTGCTTACCGCCGTGCGGGCGCGGTCGGAGTACGCCTTGATCGCTTGGATTACCTGCGGGCTCAGCGGAGCCCCCGCGCGCTGAAGCTGACCCGCCGCAGTCTGGTAGCCGCCGGGCAGCTGGCCCGTTACCGCGCCTACAGGATTCTGTCCGGGGTCACCAGTGATCGGGACACCGCGAGCGCGCCCCTTGACCGCGGCGTTCGGGTTTCCGCCCTGCTCTTGGTAGAAGCGCCGCACCGCGGCGGGCCACCCGGAGTTACCACCGGCGTCGTTGCTGGCCCCCGGTGGCGCCCACGTGGCGCCAATCTGGTCAATGGTGTTCTTACCGGCGTACAGCGCCTGCGGGCCAGTGCGCGACAGGTCGCGCCCCATAAGCTCCAGCACCTCGCGCGGGCCGGAGTACCGCTTTGCCGAGCGGTAGCCAAACGGGTTAGCAAGCCCGGAGCCCGCCTTGCCAAACCCGGTCTCGATACCGCTGACGGCAACAAGGAACTTGGGGTCGATCCCGTACTTAGCGCCGACCTGCACGAAATCGTTGGCGTACCGCGCAAGCGGTGACCCCTTGCGCTGGAGGTACGCAGCAATCTGCTGCGAAAGAAGCGGCTCAGCCACGCTCCCTCCTTGTCTGCTCACGTCGAATTAGGCGCTGCTGCAACCGCTCGTTCCTGTGGAACTCCCGCTTGCGCTTTGCGTCTGCGCGCTTCTCTCGCTCCTTGTCGTACTTGTAAATTGGTGCGCCCAAATAGCTGAGCGGAATACCGATCACGTCGGTTGAAATCTTCTCGCGCCCAGACTTGTTCTTTGCGGGCGGCTGATACAGCGGCTCGCCCTCGCGCACACCAAGCCTGTCCAACACAAGGTCCAGCGTCGAAGAAGTGTCGTAAGGCGTGCGCCCCGCGGAAACAACGTCGCGCAACTGCGTAACCCCGGGAACCATCTGGAAAACAAGGTCAAACGTGTTGCCCTTGCGCGAACGGGTTTCCAGCTGGCCGGTAATCTTGTTGTAAGTCTGCGGTTCGCGGCCGTAGGCGCTGACTGAACCACCGTAACCCGTTGGCGCAGTGAAGTCGCGGTCGCCAAACGTCTGGCGGCCTGTTGCAACGCCAACCGCGCCTTGGAAAACGGGCGACATCTGACCGCCAAGCGAGGCGACCATTTCGAGTGCGGTGTTATCCCAGCCCGCCCCGCGCGTACCCAGCGGAAGCAGGGGCTCAATAACCGACTGGAAGGGGTTGAGTCCAGACGTACGCAGCGCAAGGCTGTCGCTAATCTCAATGCGCCCCTGCTCCCACCACGGAAGGTAGCTGCGGTCGCCAGCAAGCTCTTTACCAATTTGCCCGGCCACTGCAAGAAGCTCGGCGCGCAGCGGGCTTCGGAACGGAAGGCCAAACAGCCACGTGTTAATGACCTTGATCCACGAATAGAACGGCAACGCGCGGCGAATTGTGCTGCGCTCAAACTTGCCAAGGTTGCGGTAGTCGCCCATCCACCGCTCCATTTCCTTGACTGCCTCGCGCTTGAGGTAGTCGGGAGCGTTGGCAATTGCGTCCATCATTTCAACGTCGTTGGCGCGCCGCTTCCCGTACTTCCCACGGGCGCCCTTTTCCAGAAGCCCCTCGTCAGCAAGCAGCTTGCGAATTGCGTGGATATACGCGGCCTTGCGGATTGTTCCTTCAATTGCGGAGTTGAGCCGGTATCCCCCCTCAACCACTGTGTAAAACTTCTTACCCAGCTTGGTCTTTCCCTGTGGACCTTCAGCGCCCGGAATCCCGGGTTCGTCGTACATCTGTGACGCAAATCCGTCACTGTAAGCGCGATACGGAATTGCCGTGTCGCCAATCTCACGCGCAATTCGCAGCGAGTAACCGTCAAACCCGGTGTAGAACCCGTAGAACACCGTGTTGCCAACAAAGTTGTTGATATACCAGCGCGGCGCAAGGGAGAGCAGCCCGCCTCGCCACATCTGCATCACGCTGTCGTAGCCCTGCCAGAACTTGTTTGGATTTGACCACGCGTACTTAAGCCGGTCGCCAAACTCCTTTGGGAACATGTACACCTTGTCGGAGTCACTGATTGCGTCAAGACGCATAATCACTTGGTCCACGTCAATGCCGCGGCCGTCGGGCTTCCAGCCACGCAGCCACACCTCGGCCCGGTTAAAGGCATCAACGGGAACTGCAACCCACTTCTTCTTGTCCATCGACCGCGCCTGACGCCCGGTGTACACGAGCGGCTCGCGCACGGTCATCATTTCGCCCGTCACCGGGTTCTTCATCTTGCGCTCAATTGAGGCGGCAAAATACAGCGACTGGCTAATGAACTCGCGGTTGGACACGGTGCGCAGCAAATTAGTGCTTGTTGCCAGAAGCTCCTTGGGGTCCAGCGAGTACCGCAGTCCCTTGGCAAGTGTTCCCTGAGTCCTCTGGAACCTTGGCTCAGGTGACACTGCCGAAGTCGTTGCACGCCTTGTTGTGTCCAGAAGCGGCTGTCCGCCAAAGCTTGAGGCGTCACGGTGCTGGATATACGCGCCCGGCAGGATCTCCACACGCGACAGCAGCTCGGGCGCGTTCCACAAGTCACGCAGCTTGCGGTCTGTCCTTAGCCTCCTGTCGAGGGTCGCGAGGTCTACGTACCCGTCCTTGTCCAGTGGCAGCTTGCCCTTGAGCATCTTCTCGATGCCCTCGGTAATTGCCTTCTGGGAGAAGCCGCCGGTACCAATTTCTGTTGCGGCCTGCTTGACGTCCACAAGGCCAAGCTCAATCAGCCGCCGGACCACCAGCTTGCTGCGGCTGACCTTCTTCGGGTTCTTGCCGTACTCAAGGAACTCCACAATTGCTTGGCGCGATCCCGGGGAAAGGTTGCTTTCGTCAAGCTGGCGCGCCACGGAGTCGGGCACCACAGCGCGCACTCGCTCGACCGACTCCATCCCGTCGCGGCGCGGATTCTCCAGCTCAAACCGCTCGGGTCCATCACCGGCGCCCGGATCGTCGCCGCGGCCCCAGACCGTTCTGCGAGTCACGCCAAAGGTGCGTCCGTCCTTTGCCGTAACGGGTCCTGCCTCAAGCTTTGCGGGCAGCCGGTCAACGCGACCGTCGTTGTCCTGACGGTTAAACCACGCCTTTGCCGGGATCTCCGCGCGCTCAAGCACGTCGCCGTTTCTGCGCCCCCTTGAAAGAACCGCAGGAACTTCTCCGTCAGGCGAGCGCACCCACTTGGTTGCGTTGCCGTCGTTATCGCGCACCCGGTACGCAACAACGTTTTCCTGCTCCCTGATTGCCCCTTCGCGCCTTGCTCCGCCGCGGAGCGCTTCAATCTCACGCTGGGCGCTTCGGCGAACGCGCCGACTTGGCGCCTTGCCGTCAAGGGTGCGGGCACGCCCAGACGCCACGCCCTCAAGAAACTTGACCTTTTGCTCTGGGGTGCGTGCTGCACGAAACTGGTCCGCAAATCGCGTGCTGCCCAAAAAGTCGTACGCAAGCTGACCAGTAACAACCGACGTTTCGTCCTGAAGGATCTCTCTCAGCTTCTGGCCGCGCGCCTCCGGCTTGCCCTCCTTGGCCACAACCTCGCCCTCGCGCACCATCCCCATAAACACTTCAGGGACCATTGCCCGTGCGGTGGTCTTTGCCCGCGGCGTTGCGTCGCCACCGTAATTAAACGGGCGCGCGCCACCAACGAGAATGCGCTGACTAATTGTGTCGCGCTCACCGCGAATGTCACGAGCGCCAATCTCGTCAAGGTCGTAAAGGTCGTACTTGCGCAGGTTGTTGTTGTACGTTCTCGCCGTCTGAACAACTCGGCGAACAGCCTTCACCTTTGGCGAATCACCGTCGAGGGTAAGAAGCTCGTCCGGCAGCTCCTGAACGTAACGCACCTGCTGCTCGGCGTCCTCAAGCGACCTCGGGTCAATTTCGGGGTCATCCTTAAGGCGTTCAAGCTCCAAGGTGGCGGTACGCACGGCTTCGTCGCGGGCCTGCTGCGGTGACAAATCACTACGGCGTCCAAGCACGCCCTCAAGGTGGAGCGTGGCAGCAACCTTGGCAAGTGGGTCCTTTCGGAACTCCTTGTCCTTCATTGCCTCCTCAAAATCGAGGACGCCCGCGTCGCGTGCGCGTTCTGCCGCCTTCTCGCGGACGCCACGTTCGGCCTCGTTCATCAAACGGCCAGCAAGCCGCTTTTCAGAAAGCCTTTTAGTGACTTGGTTTGATTGAACAACCTTGTCAATGCCTGCAATTAGGGGCTTTTGTATTAGACGCGCTAGCGGGGTTCGGGCAAGGGGGCGCTGCGGGACCTCAATATTCCCGGGCTCAAACCCCGCGTCACGAAGCTCCCGCAGGCTAATCCCGGTCTGGTCGGCGAGCTGGTTTAGCGCCGGAAGCGCAATGCGTTCGTCCAGAACGCGGTTGGGGCGCTGGCGTGCGGCAAACGTTCTACTGTCTGCCAGCTTGCCGTAACGCTGGACTCGCTTTGCGCCCGCGGCGTAGTCAGCCGAAAGCTTTGCGTCTCCAATCTCGTCCAGCAGCAACGACATATCAACGCGAGCGCCTCCTGCCTTACGCGCCTCCTTGACAACGCGAGGGTTGCGCGCGACTTTTTCCATCTTTGAGCGTCCGGCGCGACGCGCTATTTGAGCAGCTTTGACGGCGGTGCCGCCGCCAGCAGACGCAAGCGCCGCAACGTCCAAGGCCATAAGCGCGCCGTCGTCGTAAAGCGGCTGGAAGTCGCCGGTGAATACCCGTCCCCAGTTTCTTCCGCTTTGCTTGATTGTTTCCCGCGCGGCGTCGGTCTGGCGCGCGGCGTTGGCGTTAAACGACTGGCGGGCAAGGTCACCACCGGGCGCACCGGGAATTAGGCCAATTGTTGAGGCGTACGTGCCCTGACCGGCCATCTTGGCAACGTCCCAAACGCCGGGGAAAAAGCCCAGCGCAACGTCCTTTACGTCACCAACAACGTTCCCCAAAAAGCCCAACAGTGAGTAACCCTCGTCCTCCTTGGGGTTTGGCTTTGTGCGGAACGATGGCCCAGCAACGGAGTAGTCGTACTTCTCCCTGAGGAGCGGGGCGCTGGACGCTCCGTACCTCTGGTTGAGCGCGGCGTCCCACGCCGAGGTGGTGCGCGGCGCTCCGCTAGTCGGGGTAAGCACCGGACGCTGGCCAACCGCCCGCGCGGGTCCGCGCCCGGGCACCGGACGTCTGACCTTGGAACGCGGGGCAGGGCGGCCAACCGGACGCAGCACGGGCTTCTCCGGCCCGTACCGAGCGTCAAGTGCCGCCTTCCAGCTGTCGGGAGCGACGGGCAACTAGATGCCCTGAGCCGCCCGTCGCAGAATCGGCGCCGCCTTTGCCTTCCCGCCAAGCTCCGACTCAATGAACGCCATTGCGTTTTGCGGGCTCATATGAAGCTGCTTGGTTGCAATTTGCAGCCACTGGCGGGCAGCAGCAATCCTGTTGTTGACGTTCCCGCTCTTAAGCAGTTCACGACCGGGTGTGATTGCTCCGGTTCCGCTAAACGACTGAAGGCCGTCTTGGTCAACACCGGGCTTGCCCTGCAGGAACGCCTGCCACTGCTTGACGTTGAACTGTCGCAACGACTGAGCACCCTTGCTTGCCGCCGTGCGCTGCGCCGCCTGAATCCTTGCGGAGTTCATAGCCCACTGGTTTGCAATCTGGTTGTTGGAGATCCTCAGTCGCGTGTTGTTGTTGGCGGTGGTGTTCTGGACCGAAGTGGCGTTGTCCTGATCGTTGTTGTACATACCGGTCAGGGCTTGGATCACCGCGCGGCTGTTCTGGCCCTGCACACCCGCCAGCGCGCCAATCAGGTTCTGCTGCGCGGCGTAGGTGCGCGCGTCGGCGCCGATCTGGGCAATTTCCTTCTTGCCCTCAATGTCCAGCACCGCGTTAGTCAGTTCCGTCTCGTACTTAGTCTTCTTCTCGTTGTACAACGCGGGAATCTGCGACGTGTAGTAGTCGTAGTTCTTCAGCTGGGCAATCATTGCGTCGCTATTGTTGAGCAGGTTGGTCCGCCCGGTAAGCGCTGCAAGTGACTGCTGAGCTGCTGCCTGCTCCCGCTGCGACGCCGTTTGGGCGTTGCTTAGCGACTGGTTGGGGTCAGTAACTGCGCCGCCAGCACCGGCACCGCTTGCTGACCCAACTGTTGGCGCGTTCTGGCCGACCGCAGGAGGCTGTATTTCCTTGAGGCGGTTCTGGTATGCGGTGTTTGTCTGCTCGCGCGCGTTGTAAATCGTCTGCAGCGAGCTTTCGAGCAGCTTGCGGACGTCACCGGCGTACGCCTGATGCGCAGTTGACGCCGTGTCCTGCTTGCGGTTGTAGGCGTCAACAACCTTCTTGATCCCCAGCGGATCATCGTCGGTCGGCTTGTTGTCAAGGGAGGGCGCCTTGGGCGGGGTAACAACCCAACGCTTTGACGTCTTCTTCTTCTTGCCCTTGCCGGTGGTCACGTTCTTCTGCGTGACCGTGTATCCCTCGCCGTAAATCGACCTGAGCTTCTCGGGGTCTGGGTTAAACCGGTACGTGTAATCAGCCATTTAGTTACCTACTTGGGCGTTGCAATAACGCTGTAGTGGGCTCCGCTAGAACCTGCGCTACGGGGGTTAACAAACACCACCCGAAGGTTCATATTGGGGTGCTTCTTTTGCAGCGCCTTAAGGTTGGGCTTTGCCGCGCCAATCCAGACCCTTTGTCCCCCGCTGGATGCCGCAGCGCCACCGCCAGAACCACCGCCAGCGTCGCCACCACCGCCAGCAGGCGCGTCCGGCGTGGCGGGAGGCGGCGGCGGGTTCTCCTTGAGGTAATCAACCTCGTCGCCATACAACGTCTGAAGGGCGTTGTACATGCCCTCTTGCTCCCCGAGCTTATCTCCCTCAAGCTTTGTAAGGTCGGTGGCGTACTGGGTAAGCACCTGATTTGCCTCACGGCTCAGGCGCCCAAGCGCGTCCCCCACGCTCTTGTCCCTGAACGACGAGAACATCATCCCGCGCGCGTTGGCGGCGTTGTCGGCGCTCTTGACCGCAGCCGTTTCGCGCTCGCCAATACGGTTGTCGGCGCGGTAAATGGCGTCGGTCTCGATTTCGGGTGTGTTGGGGTTGTCGCCGGTCACGTAGTTGCCCAGACCCGTGAGCCCAAGCTTTGTGCTGGCGCCGCGGGCCTCAATCAGCTTTTGGTACTTGGCAGGAAGTGCGTCAAACGACCGCGTGATCTGGTCAATTTTTGACTGTGTACCAGCCCTAATTCGACCCTTGATCGAATCTGGAACTTGAATGTTCTTGAGGTCAAACGCCATTTCAGGTCCTGATTATGTAGTTGAGAACAATATAAGGCTGCATAACGTTCATATTCGGCGGGCTGTTCACGCCGTCTGACGTGTTTTCTGACGGACCACCGGTGTCAGCGGCACTCGAACCGTCCGTTGTGTTGTCGTTCGGCGACGAGGTTGTTCCTGACACGTAGTGATAGTGGTAATACGGGTGAGCGGCGTTCGCGGCCCCACCGGCGGCAAATGGACCCGTGGCGGTTCCGTCGGGGTAAGTGGTGTATGCAGCGTAAGTGTGTGTGTGGTTCTTCATCCCGTGGGTGTGTTGCATCCCGTGGGTGTGGTTCTTGAGGTTGTGAGTGTGGTCGGGAATCTGGTACTGGGTTGCACCGCTTGGGTTGTTAAGCGTGGTGTACCCCGTCCCGTACCCCACCGGAACGCGCCCCTGAAGGTCGGGAAGCTTGAACTTCAGCGTGTCGGCGGGCGTCCCGTACTTTGTCCCCAGCACCGCAAACAGCGCCGGGTAGGCGTCCTTGTAAACGTCCTGCCCGTTGCACAACAGCCATCCGTCGGGAGCGGTTTCGGTTGCGTACGGAACCACTGCGCCGGTGGGCACCGTGGCCGCCGCCGTGGTAGAGGCGCTAAGCAGGTCCGCGTGCTGGGTGCGGAGGATGGCGCGGAACAGGTCCGAGCGCACAAACGCCTCAATACTGGTGGCGTCGCCGGGCGTGGGGGTGCTGTCGCTCACGTGCGCCTCCGGGCGTCACGGAAATTGAGCACTGCCTCTTGGATCTGCACCTTGGCCGCAGTCGACGCGGTAGTGCCCGTACGCAGCCGAAGCTGGTGGGTACGCCCGGAACGGGCAACTCGAAACCGGTTGCGGTTTACCCCGTCGGTCGTGTCGGAGTTGACGGTGCCAACAGTTACCGGGGTTTCTGCTGACCCGGGAGGCCTGAGACCGTCGGTCTGTGACACCGCAACTTCCAGCGTCGTAGCGCCCGGGCTACCACTGTCGAGCACGTTTGACACCACCGACAGGTCAATAAGTCGCACGTCACCGTCGGTACCAGCGGCGTCTGCAAGCCCTAGCGAGGTCCACGCCTCAAGCTGCGGGTACGTGCCGTTGCCGTCAACGGCGTCTGCAACGGTGCGCGTCTGCGCCGCGCGGTCGGTGCACTTCACGTTGGTGATCGCAGGCGTAAGGTCGGCAATGCGGCCGTCTGACTGGCCCACAAAAAGCAGCGCTTCGGTTTCGCCCGGAACACGCGCCGAGTTGAACGCACGGGCGTTGACGTTGCTAAAGCGTGACACCCACTCCCCGGCCCCAAGGTCAAACACCAACACGCGCTCGGTGGGGTTGACTGAGTCCGCACCGTTCTTGGCGCCGCCGGTTGCGTTCTGGCTGAGCCCGCCAACGCTGACAACGAGGTGGCCGCCAGTCACGCCAAGGGTGCAGTACGACGTGCCCTGAACCCAGCCCTTCATAAGCGCCTGCCACTCGCGCTCGATCTTGTTGTCCACAAGCGACTGCACGCGTCCGCCCGCAAACGTGAAAATGCCTTCTTCGCCCGCCCAGAACGGGGTGTTCTCAACGGTGATCGCGGCGGTGCGGTCAATGCACCCGGCGCCCGAGCGAATCAGCGACTGCTCAAACGTGGGGTAGGTGCCGTAGATCCCGTGCACCGCCGCGCGCTTGAGCACCAGCAGCGGCCCGCCCGAGCTAAGGATTGCGACCACTGGGTCGCCGTCGTACGACGTTGGGACGTCGATAAAGTCCAACAGCCAGCTGTCTGGCGACGACTTTTGCAGCGAAGTAGAAACGTCGTACGGGTAAGCCTCGCCCGGGGGAAGCGCGGGGTTCCAGTTGGGCGGCGCCACGTAAACGCGGTTGGGGTGGTAGGCCACGCCGGTGCCCCACAGCGACCCCTTGTGCACGCACGCGTCGGTCCACGTCGGCGACGACACAATTTGGTACGCGGCTTTTGTCGTTGTCGTCGGCGAGCCAATAGTTCCGCTCATGCTCGAAACACCAATGTCTCCGCCACCGCCACCGGTGGTGAAAGTCAGCGGGTTTGTCGCAAGCGTGATTGAAGTCGTGTTGGAAATCGCGGAGATGCTCCGCACCTTCCACAACGTTCCGTCTTTGTACAGCAGGGCCGCGCGCCCGTTAATTGGCATTAGCGACGAAACCCAGTTGGTGCCAAAGCCCGTAGCTGATGCGGTCTCCCCCGCCGGTGAGGTATACGGCGTGCGGGTAACCGCGCACGTCCCGTCGTTGTAAATCATTACCCCGGGCCAACTGCCCGCCGTCACCGCAGGGTTGTAGATCTTCCCGCTTGCGTAAGTTGCGTTTGCGTTGACGTGGGTGATGTCTTCAATCGTGGCGCTGGTTGTCGAAGCACCGGACTGGATTCTGGCCCACGTTGCTACGCGGTCAAAAGTGGTGCCGCCGAGCACAATCGGCATATAGCTACCGGGTGACGGCGCGGAGCTAAACGCTGTGCTTGCGGTGACAGTTGCCTCGTTCTGGGTGTAGGAAAGCGACCCAGAAGCAAGCGAAAAGCCGACGTTAGGAAGCCCCGAGTAACGGAGGATCGGCGTCTTGCCGTCTGCGTAGCAAAAGATCACTTCGTCGCGGTAAACGCACCGCGGAATGGGTGACTGCGCAATTTCCGGTGCACCAAGGTCCACAGACGCTGCGGACCCCGTGTGCAGCCACACGGTTCCGTTTGACAACGTTCCAATGGTCCGCTTTGCGTTTGCGCGCGTGAACTGCGACCGCAACACACCAACAGGGGTGCCAGAAACAGGCGACCCGTAGGCGCTTTCGTACGTCCAACCGCGCCGCTGCTCCAACGCTCCGCGGTAAAGCACCGCGTCCTTGGAGTAGACCAGCGCCTCCCCCTTGAGAAAGGTGTCGGGGACGTCGGTTACAAGGCCACCGGAGCCGGGTCGAAAAACGACCTTGCTCCTCACTAGAAGTACCAGTCCTGTGCGTAGGACCCGGGGAGGTCAGCCGAGAACCGGGGCGACTGGAGCCTCAGCTCCGGGAACTTGGCGGCGGCACGCGACTCGCGCAGCAGCCTCAGCGCGGCCTGACCGCGCCCGTCAAGCATTTGCGCCTTGTTGACCGCGTTGCCGTCGGTGCTCTGATACAGCACGCGTGCGGCGGCCAGCGGGACCAGAACCTCGTTGACCCACTGCTCGGGGATCAGCGGGACGTCGCTGTCGGCGCTGAGGTTACCGACGCCAACCAAGTAGTACACACCGAGCTTGTACGCCTCAGCGGGTGCGGGCCAAAACCGGATCTTGCCGTCCCACACTGCAAACGCGGCGGGGACGTCGTTGGTTTCCCCGTCTTGGGTGGACTTGGTCAGCGACTCAAGGTCAGGCCAGCTCATCGGCTCAAGCGGCGAGCTGTTGGAAATCGAGTCGTTGACAATCTTGAGGATCTGGCGGATACCAGTCACGCCCAGCGCGGAGGCAATTGACGAAATGTTGTACGTGCCCTGCCCGGCCTGCAACTGGATCTGGCCCTCGCGCTCCAGAAAGTCCCAGTCGTCCGGGGTGTCAAGAATTGACCTGTAGGTCTGGTTCAGCGCGTCCTTGGCTCGCTCGCGGTTGTAGGCAATCCACGGCGGCTGGTCGCACTCGTAACAGACCCGCTGAATCAGGTCCAAGAAGGTGCCCTTGGTGCCCTGCAGCCCAGCGGGCAGCAGCAGCTTGGCGGGCGTCGGGTGCTGCACCGGGGGGCTAAACACCATCGGGCCGGTGGCAAACTGCTCGTAGGCCTTGGCGTACAGCGCCTCGTTGTTGTTGGCCTCGCTAACGGCGTCTCCGCCAGACTCCTGCCTAAGGAGAATTGCTGCCGCGGCGGGGACAAGCAATCGGTGGCGCCAGCCAATCGGAACCAGCGGGGTGTCGCCGTTGTTCACCAGCTCCGGTGCCTGCTGGAGGGCGATCACCGTCGCCGAGTACGCCGACTGAGGCTTCGGCCAAATCTCCAGCTGGGAACGGGCGTATGTCGTCCACAGGTGCGGGACACCGGCCGACAAGGAAAGGTTCAGCTGCTTGATCGCCCAAAAGTCCTCCCAACGGGCGTAGTGGCCGGGGTAGGACCCGGCGGGACCACCGAAGCTAATTGCCAGAACGTCGGTGATCCCCGACACGCCAAGTGCTGTTGCAACGTCGGCGTAGGTGTAGGTGTCGTCGTTGATCGTCAGGGTCAAGGTGCCCTGCTTGACGAGAAATGACCACTGGGGTCCTGAGTCACACAGACTCAAGTACGCCTCGTTCACCGCCTCCTTAGCGCGCGCAACATCAGCCGCGACGTTGGGGTCGCGTTGCGCCGCGTATAGCGTGCGGGTGTAGAGGTCCTGAAAATCCCCAGTGGCCAACTGCTAGCCCTCCGGCGGCTTGTACTCGCTAAGGCCGTACGTCTCCTTAGCGGACTTGGTGTTCTTGTACTTGAGCATCTTGGCCATAGCACGCAGCGACCAGTCGCTCAGGTTCTTGCCACCAGCGTGAGTGGCGACGTACTTCTTTTTGAAGTTCTGAAACTCCTTGCCCGTGAGTTTGACGTGATGCGGGGACTTGGCACCGTCCTGCAGCATCTCGCCAGTCTTGTCCGGCCCCTTGCGCGGGTCGCCGTACATCTTGAGGGCCTTGCCAAGCACGGTGTTTGACTTGGCGTTCTTCTGGTCTACCGTGAAGTCGCGCTTGCGGGGGGTGACGGAGCGGGTCGACTTGGCACCCGAACCACCGGAACCAGAACCCCCGCCCGAGGACGGATTACCGCCACCGCTGTCGGGGTTTGGCGTGACTCTCGGCGCCTGCGGCCCACGTCCCTGTCCTTCTGTTGTTGCGCTTGGCGTCTCTGGCGTACCCGCCGCGCGCCCCTGACGACGCAGCATTTCGGGGCTAACCTTGACACCAATTCTCCGTGCACGGTTGAGGGCCATATCGTACGCACGCCTGTGCTCAGCACGGTTTGCCTCAAAGCCGCTAACAATTGTTTGCGCCTCAACGCGCGCGCCCTGCCCCTTGGCATTGCGCACAGCAACACGAGCCCTGCTGAGTGAACGGTTGGTTGCGTCAAGGGTGTTTGTTGCGCCCCTAAGGGCGTTTGCCTTGTCGGCGCGGTTTTCGCGTGTCTGTCGCTGGCGCTCTTCGCGCTGCTGGCGTGCCGCAGTGGCGGCAGCCTGAATTTGCTCTGGCGTCTGTGCCACGGTTACTCAGTTCCTCCTGCCCCCGCGGGCACGATGATCTTGTCTTTGATACCCGTACGCTGCTTCCAGCCGCGCACGAACTTCTCCGCCATCTCGGCGTTCTTTTCCTTCTCGGCCTCGGTCAGCTGGTCTTGACGGCGGCGAATCGTCTCCGCAACCGCGCGGTCCATCCTCTCCGGGTTACGGCGTCGCCACGTGTCAAAGCGACCCATCTGCCAAATAACTCGCTCGTCCGGCTCACCGGTAATTGGCTCACCGGTCTCCGGGTCGCGGGCGCGGAAGGCGATCATCCACGCGCCGCCCTGCGCAAACGACGCCTCCACCCAGCGCGCAACTCCCAGCTGCTGGGTTTCGACGTGGCACACCAGACGGCACGCGGTGTCGTACTGCTTCACGCGCTCGGTGATCTTGTGAGTGTCGTCGGCGACAAACAGCCACTTGTCAGTAAGGATTCCCGGGACTTCCTCGCCGAGTCTCACTTGCTCACCCCCGGTGGGTAGGCGCCGCGCTTCTTGGGCGGCGGGTTGCTGGGCGGGGGGGGTTCTGTCTCGTCGTCGGAATCGGTCGGAACAACCTTGTCCGCGGACTCTCCGAGCGTTGCAGCAAGCTGCCACGTCCACTTTTCGTGCGCCTCGATCCGGCCCGCAACGTAGTTGGCAATGCCCTGCGCGTTGCACTCCGGCTGGTTGCACACCGCAAACGCCTCGTAGAGGCACTTGGTAACCGCGGCGTTGGCGTCCAGCACCTCGCGCACCAGCGTCTCGGCGTCACCGGTTTCGGAAAACTCCGGCTCGCCCTCGACTAGACCGCAAAGCGACACCGGCGCAAAAACGCCGATCTGGCGCATTGCCTCGGCGGTCGTGTCCAGCGAGCCCCACGCGTCCTCGTACACCTCACCAAACAACTCGTGGTAGGCGTGGAAATGCGGCCCGGTTACGTTCCAGTGAGCCGAATGCGCGCGAAACCACAGCACCGCGCTGTCGGCAAGAACGTCCTTGAGCTTTGCGGCAAGCTCAGCGTGCAACTGCTAGCGCTTTGGAGCGTTGCGCAGGATCTGCCCGACCTTCTCGGCGGTCGAAACGGCCTGAGGACCGTAGGGCTTCCCCGACTTGCTTACCCCGCCACCGGATGCCGGGGCCGAAGGCTTCTTCGCGCGCTTACCCGCACTGTTCTGCAGGTTCATTAGCGCCGCGTACATCTTGGCCTTGTCTACGCTCATTCTGCCTTTCCGCGCAACTGCGCACTGCGCTTTTGCGCCAAAGCAGCAATGCGTCGCACCTGCTGCTCGTTTTGTGGTACCGGCTGGCCCCACGCGTTTGCCGTAAGGGCGTATCGCGTCGGCTCGCCGTTGGGCTTCTTCAGCGGCGGGATCTTTGAGCGACCGTAAAACCGGCTTGCCCAACTGACCCAACGCTTCTTGTCCGCAAGCGACGCGGACTCGTAGTTCTTCACGCCCGGCTTGAGGTTCGCGCCCTCCGACCGCTTGAACGCTGCGCGCCCAGCAGCCGTCAGGCCCCCCTTGGGGTCCTTAAGACGGGGAGCACCGGAACGGGGGGCCGGTCGCCCGGACCCCCCGTTCTTTGAGTACCTACTGGCCGCCAACCTCGACGTCCAGCTTGTAGTTGGTAGTCGACCCACCGTTGGAAAACTCCGTGGAGGTCGCCGTAAACAGCTTGATCTTGCTGTTCGTCTCGTCCCAGTACGGGAAAGCGACGGCCGAGCCGGTCGACGCAGGCCCGTGGAACTTGACCCAGCGGATCTTGCTGAGGTTCAGCTCGTTAGGCGTGATCGCGAAGCCACCGGTCGCGTACGTGCCCGACAGCGAAATTCGCCGACGGACCACGCGCTCACGACCGAGGAACGCCACGCGGTCCACGCCGAGGGTTGAGTACGACGTGGTCACGGCCATTAGACGCCCAGCTCCTCAAGGTCGTCGATGCGCCCGTGCATACGCGGGTGCTCGCTCACAAGGGTCATCATGCCGGTCAGGTGCGACTGGACCTTGGCCTTGTAGCCGCTGGTCGCAGGCACGTAACGCCACATGCTGCCGTCCATGTTCTGGAACTGGAACGTCCCACGCTCCTGATACTTCGGAACGCGGTAGGCAAACGACGGCTTGTGAATCAGGAACAGGTTGTTGTGGGGACAGTGGATGTCGCCGTAAAGCGGCACGCCAAAGATCTCCAGCTCCGGCCAACCCATATCCATCTTCTGGTAGCCCTGATAGCGCACGGCGGGCTGAAGCTGCTCGCCGTAGGCCGACCACACGCCAAGGTTGGCAAAGAAGCAGTGGTTGGAGTCAATCGGGGCCTTACCCGTACGCCGGTTCATCTCGTTAATCAGCTGGAGAATCACGTCCAGCGTGAGCGGGCGGAGCGTGCCGCCGTTGTCGATCACGTTGGACTTCCAGAAGTACCCGATACCGGCCGCGGTGCGGTCGAGGGTCAGGTACGTGTTGGTCTCCGAGATAGCCGACATCACGCCCTGAAACTCGCGGCTGGTGTACGCACCGCCGGAGCCGTAGGCGTTGCCCGAACGCACGATCACGCCCGCCGAGGTCACGCCGGAAGCGTCACCCACCACGGTGATCTCGTTGTTTGAGCGGTTGATGTTGCTGATCGTCAGGCCGGTAGCCTGCGAGGCGCCGGTCGTGCCGTGCACCACGTCGACCTTGAGACCGTTCTCCTCAAGCCAGTTAAACCGGTCACGGTCAATCTGGCTCGTGGTAGTGGCGTCAAGGGTAATCACCTGCGAAGCAACCGAGGCGCAGTTGGCCAGCTTGGCCGTACCGTCACCCCACGTCTGACGCACCACGTCACGACGGACGGTGCGCACGAGGTCGTCGAGCTTGTGCTGGACGACCGGCAGAGCCGCCGCGTCACGTCCGTTAAGCAGGTCGATCTCGTCGAGGGTGAACTCCACGGTGGCCGCAATACGCTTGAGGGCGATCTCCGCCTCGTCGTACTTCGGGTCACCGGCCTCGGGGAAAGAGCCGCCCTCGTCAATGTTGCTGATACCGAGGGAACGGCCGATAAGGAACTTGATAAAGGTCTTGCGACCCTTAACGTCCTTGCTGGACTTCTGGAGAAACGAATACAGGGAGCCAGTCTCAGTCTCAAGCTCGTCGTTGAGCCCGGGCTCCCACGTGTCGTACGCCAGATCGTTAAGCGTAGCGAGTGACAATATTTACCTCAAAGGTTGGTGAGAAACGGGGTTACAAGGCAACGGGAGGCCCGTTAGGGTGTGTATGTCTCCTGCTGCCGAACCGCGCCGTCTCTCACCAACCGGAGAGGCATCGCCGCGCGTCTTACTGCGCACAAACGTACCGCAAACAGTACGTTTCTGTTACGCGCTACTCGTTAGGAATGCCAAGCCTTTCTGCGGTCCTAGCGAGTGCCGACTGGATTCCGCGGCCCGCCGGGGCGTCGCCGGGGACTCCTGCGGGCGGTGCGGACGTTGACGGCCCGGCGTTGGTAGACGTTGCTGCGCGGGCCATACGCTTCTGGTAGAGCGAGTCAATCTGGTCCCACGTGCTCTCCATCAGCTGCGGAACGTCCTCAAGGTCAACCTGCTGGTTCTGCAGGCGCGCAATCGCGGACTCCCACAGAAACGCCTTCTCGGACTCCTCAAGGCCGTTGTCGTTCGACACGCGGTCAAGCTGGCCCTGCAGATCGGCCACAAGGCGCTCGGTCTGGATCTGCTGCTGAAGCTCCTGACGCTCGCGCGCCAGCTCCTGCTGCATATCCGCACGCCACACGTCGCGCAGCTGGTACGGGTCAAGCCCGTTGTCGGCGCCGTAGTTGCCGTAGTCCTCGTACTGCTCGTCGGTATTCGCGTACTGCTGCTGGTCAACGTACCCGGCAAACGGGTCTTCTTGCTCAGCGCGCAGCTGGTCACGAATAGCCATCAGGTCGCTCAGCGACTCGTCGTCGCTCAGGTGACCCCAGCGCCTTAGCGCCTGCTCAAGCGTTGCCTCGTGCGAGTCGGCGGAGGTCAGCTCCGACACCCAGTCCACGTACTGCCGCACCTCGTACGGGTTCAGCTCGCTGGGGTCAATACCGGCCTTCTCCCACGCTTCCCACGAAGCGCCGGAAACCCCCTCGCCCCCGTCGGGAGCATCGCCAGAAAGTTCCTCAGTTGACAAGAATTACTCCTCGTTGTCCTCGGTTTCGTCGGGCTCCGGGTCCTCGTCATCCCACACAAGGTCCACGTTTCCCGGCGCCGGGGTAACCGGCGGCTTGAGCGGGGGGGCAACAAGGTCCGGTTCAGGGACCAGCTCCACCCCCAGACGCTCCACGTTACGGCGGACCTCGGCACGCGAGATCACCCCGTACTCACGGAGCATCAACAGCGCCTTGGTGTCCCGCTCAAAACCGGGCGGAAACACCTGCTCGGGCTTACTGCTGTTCGTTGCCACTTGACTCCTTCTTCGGTGGCTGGTCAGCGGCGTCGCTGCTTACCGACGGGTCTTCCGACCCAGAGTCAGCAGCGCCTGCGGGCGGGGGACCGGGCTGCTCGGTCGGGGGCATCTGCCCCGCAACCGACAGCGCGTTCTGCTGAATTCGCTGCAGGTGCGCGTTGTGGTGTTCGCGCAGCGCCTGCTTAACGAGCGGGTGGAGCTTATCGTACCCCTCGCTTAGCAACACCTGCTCCATTGCGATTATGTGCTCGGGGTCCTTGTCAAAGTACTCGGGCATCGGGATCTCCACCCCAACGTTTGCCAGCGTCGGCGGGCGAATCCCGCGCGCCAGCAGCTCGTCCGGCCCGTACTGAGACGACACCTCGGCAAAGCGCGTAATCAGGCTGTTGAGCTCGCGCCACTTAAGGTCCGCGTCCTGACGGGCGCCGAGCGCAAGGATTGCCGCGGTCTCCCGCTTCTGGCGCTGTTCTTGCGAACGCTCGTGGCGAAGAATGTCGTCGATATTGCCTTCGATTAGCTGCGTGGACCACGGCTTAATGTCCACACCGCCGTACTGGGCCATCATCATTACCGTCTGCAGCTGGGCCGCCCGCATCTTGGGGGTAATCGACCCGGTGACCTTGAAGCGGTTGTTCCCGCGAAGCTGGGAGCCCATAAACGCCAGCAAATCACCCGAGTCGTCCAGACCCGGCAGCGAGATCATTCGCGGCATCTGGAACCGGTTGCCCACTTCCTTAAGCGCCCACGAGACACCCCACTCCATCACGCTCACAAACTCCGCGGCTGTGGCGCTGAGGTTCTGCTCGTTCTGCTGGATCAGCGTGTTAAGCGACACCGCAGCTTCGATACCGCGACCCGGCGCCTGACCGCGCGAAGCGTCGTGCATCGTGGCAATCTCGGCCATTGTGCCCTTAAGCCACTCAAGGTGGTTGTTCAGCACTGCCGACGGCTCTGCCGGAGTCGACATAAAGCGCGGCTCCGGGTAGCCGCCGTGGACCTGCACCACGCCTTCCTCGTTGTAGACCGACTTGCTGCGCAGCGCACCGGCAGCCACCACCAGCGGCGGCCGCGCCACGCGGTCAAGCCACTCGCCTACTTGGGACAGCGTACGGTTCCAACGGACCTGCACCGGGGCCAGCTCGTCCGCCGTACCGCGGCAGCGCATATAGTGGCCGCCGTCGGGCTTGGGAGTGTACGGGCGGTAGGGGAGCTCGTCCTCGTCCCACGGCTCCACTACGTACGGGTCACCGGCTGCGGCGTCAAGCCACTTGCAGTGCAGCCCCTTGGGGAAGTCACCGGCGGGGCCAGTCGGCAGGATAAAAGCTTCGTGGACCAGCAGCGCGTCTTTGTGGGAGAAGTTGCGGACCTCGCCGTCTTCCTCCTCAAGCTGCACGTTGCCCGGAAGCTGCGCCGTCTCGCCAAGCCCAAACTTGCGCTCGCCAAGCGTTTCCTGCGAACGCTTGAGCATATCCTGCACCGGACGCCCGGCTTCGCGCTCGACGCTGTCGCGGTGCTGCACCCGGGACTCGATGATCCAGCGGCAGTCTTCCCAGCGCGTCGTAATAGGGTCAACCGAAAGCGCGCCCGGCCTTACGACGCGGAAGGCGATGTCGCCCTGATAGCTCGTGACCTGCCGCCACAGCTCCTGCCCCAGCGGGTCCTGCAACTTAAGCGCCGCAAGCTGGGTGGGGTCGTTGATTGGCTCCCCGGCGGCGTCAAAGTACAGCTCCACGCGGCCGCCCTTGAAGCGGTCAAACACCACGTTGAGGAACGAGATTCCGTCGATCTCCGCCGTAAGGCACAGCTGGCGGAATACGTGGTCAAGCTCCCAGCAACCGGTGCCCCACTGCGACTCCACAAACCGGGTGGCCAGCCGCGCGGCGTCCACGGTTTCCTGATCGTTGGAGTTTGGGATCACCGTAAACGGGGGACGCTGGAACGTGAGCGTGGCAACGCGTCCGTCAATAAACGGGCGCATCATGTTCACGGTGTCGCGGCGGCGGCCACTAGGAAGCCGGTCTACGGGGGACAGGGTCCGCACGTTGTTGCCCACCACGCGCAAATACTGCTCACCGCGGTACATCAGGCGGTTGCGCTGCCAGCGCGTACGCTCGCGGCGCTGAATCTCCTTGCCGCTCTGGTACAGCTCAGTGAGCTTGGCGCCAAGTGACTGCTTGCGCTTGGCCTCGCCGCGATACAACGCGGCGTACTGGCCAATTGGGGCTTCCTGCCCGGGGGTAATCTCCGTGCTCAAAAGGTTTCCTTACGTAACCGTTCCGGTTGTGTTGCGGCCTCCGCCGCTTGTCAGTGAGCCAACGCCAGCACGCCCGCCGCCGTCTGTCAGCGCCCCAACGCCAGCGCGCCCGCCGCCGTCTGTCAGCGCCCCAACGCCAGCGCGCCCGCCGCCGTCTGTAAGCGCCCCAACGCCAGCGCGCCCGCCGCCCGCGTTTGCGACTACCGCAAAAGAGCGAGACGGAACAACAATCCCAACAGCGCTTACTCCAACAACAACTGCTGCGGGCACAAGCGCTGCCACGTCGGTTGCAACACCTGCAAAGTCGCCGATTGCATTTGCGGCAGCTGTTGCCTCACGCGTGGTGTCGTACGGAGTTGCAGCAAAACCGCTTATTGAGGGAACTGTTGCGTTGGTGTGCTGGGTGGTGTCGTACGGTGCCGCACTTGTTCCAGACACTGCTGTGCTGTTTGCGTTTGGCTGCAGCGCAAGCCGGTCTTCCGCCACGCCGACAACTGCGGACACCGCGGGAACCACGCCATTAGTGTGCTGAGTGCTGTCGTACGGAGCACCGTCAACTGCTGCAACACCGGGGAACGCGGCGGAGAAGTCCACGGTGCTGTCAAACGGCAAGAAGTTGAAGCTGGAGATTTCGTGAACCAGCGCCGTTGCAACCGCGGTTGACAGGTACAGCAAAACGTTGCTGCCGGAAACACCCGGGACACCGGCACTGGGGTACTGGTTTTGCTGGTACCCGTTGCCCGTTAGATCACCCACGCCGCTAACAGACGCAGTTGGCTGGTCCGCGGTACGCGACTCCGGCGCGACAGCGCCAGCGGCAAACACGTTGATCTCGCCAAACGGAATTAGTGACGCCCGTGACTCGGCGGCGCCGGTCAAGTCACCAACGCACACAGTTACAGCGTCGGCGTACTTGGGGCCGCCGGAGCTGGTGAGAAGCAGCAGCAGTGTCACTGGTTACCGTACCTCGGCGTTCTTGCTACCGGCGAGTAGGAGGGTGAGGGTCACTAGCTAGGTGTACTTACCGAAGTACGAGACTGACATCCACGATCCGGTTCCCACAGCAATCGCACTTCCGGTGTTGTGAAAGACTGCCGATTCGATGTAGTCGTTGGCGGCGCAAGGGACGATTGCACAGATTGAATCTACGATTCCCGCCGACGACGAACTACTTGGGTCGGTAACCGCAGCCTTGAACATCCACTGAGCGCCGTTCTTCAAGATGTAGATGTACCTGTTGCCACCGGCAGCGCCAGTGGCGACGTAGGTATTTACGAGGTAAAGACCGGCGTAGGGAACCGTGACCCGACTTGTGTTGCTGCTTGTGCTGTGCATCGAGTCGGTGTCGTAGTCCTCTGCCGGGAAAGTGATCGCCGTCAAAGCGCCAGTGGGGAGCGTCTGGGAGGTTCCGGTAGCAAGGCACCTAACCGATGGTGGCTTGAAAGCCAGCGGTGGTGAAACCCACGCGCTTCCCGACCAAGTGAGCGACAGCGAGGTATCAGTCTCATAAATCGTCTGCCCCGCAAACGGACTCGCGGGCCGCGTGCTGCTGGTGCAGATGATCGTGCCGGTGGTGACGGCGGGCCACTGGGTTGCTTGGACGATCTTGCTGACGCGGAGGAAACAAGCAGCCGCCCCGGTAGTGCCACTCCCCGCCCCGATGTAGCCGGTATTAGTGGCGGGAGTAGTGTTGGTGACATATGCCTTGACGCTATAAGTGTGAGAGCCAGAAGAAGGCGTGAGCCGCGTGGCAAGGTGCATCGGCTTGTTGTCAAAAGTGCTGGTTCCGTTGTAGTGACGACCCCAACTCCTGATCTTCTCGGAACCGTCCTCAAACAAAGATACGTTGATTTCAAACCCAGCCGCCGAGTGCGGCCTTACTTCGGGAGAAAAGAACTCAACGAGGATCGGGCTTCCGTCTGTCACGATTGTCAACGGTGCGATTACTTCGACGCCTGTACCCGCCGTGCCGTTGTTGATTGTGACCGCAGACGTAATCTGCGAATACCCCAACTCCACCAGCCCGCCGCTCGCGGTGATGACCTGATTATCGCTGATAAGCGTCA